AAAATCGTCAATTTTCATTTTTGTTCAGCGGGTTTCTTCTTATACTTATTTATAAACTCCTTGGTCTTCTTGACATTATCAGAACCATCACGCTCCTTCATCGGTTCTGGGTCAGTAAGAAAGCATCCACAATGTTCTTTGATGTCTTTCACCCAAGCTCTAAACATCTCACCTTCTTCAGTAACAGCAATAACATAGTTAACTCCACGCCTATGAATTTTTCCAACTTCACCTAAGTTGTTTTCTACCCAAGTGCCCTCAGCAAATGCCATGCCAAGCATGTATGATTTTTGCTTTGATTGTACTAGTAGTTCTTTAAGTGATTTCATTTAATACCTAACCCCTCTCTTACTTCTTTCATTAATTGTATAACATGTGAATTATCTAATGTGGTAGGTATGCCCTTTCTAAAAGAAGCAGTATCTCCTTCCACGGCAGCTGCTCTCATTTTACTTGCTGACATACCAGCTGCTCCATCAGCATCTGGGTCTCTTTCTCCAGCAGATTTAACATCTATATTTTTAAATGTATATTCAATTCCATTGTATTTTAATATGAGTTTTTCCATTTCTGGCACTCTATCACTACCAACAACTAAGGTAACATCAGTATACGTTCCTTGTAATTTTTGAAGAACATTTATTATTGTTTTTAATGAAGTATCATACATGATGTGATCCTTATGAGAAGGAAACATTTTTTTCATGTATTCAACCTTTGCCTCAGATGACAATGGATTTTTCTTTTTATCTTGCGAATGACTGGTGTATATATGGTAGTCGTCACCACTCGCTATACGCTTGACAGCATTAATTAATTTTTCATGACCTATAGTAGGAGGATTAAATCTGCCAAATGTTACGACTATCCTACTCATATTTATTTACCAACCCAGTTTTTATCTATTGTAAAATTGGCTACACTAAATTCCAAACGGTCAACTAACTTAGTGGCATTACCATCTTTAATTGCGACAAAACCTTCAGGAGCAGTAATTTTAAATCCATGTTCTGTTTTTAAAAATGTTCGCACAGCATCAGCAGATTCTAATTTTTTAACAAAGAAAAGTTTAGCGTTTGATATTGTTGTATATAGCGTAACCAATTTTTTAAATGCGTCTATATTATTATCTATTATTTCAATGCCATCATAAAGTTTCTTAAGTTTAGCTGCTTTAGTTTTAGGCATCTTTGCTTTGTCAACTTCTTTTGTTACCACCCCTTCAAAATATTTTTTAAAATTTTGAATAAATTGAGGAACATTATTTATTTTCTTACCTTCTCTCACATAAGAATTAAAGTATGTTTTTAATCTTGGTCCTACAGTTAGTTGATCATTACCTTCAATAAGAACCGCAATTTCATTTAAAAATTTTTTACATCCTGGTATCAAACGAGACGCAGTAGTTTTCATTCTATTCAAAGATTGTTTTTCTCTTTGATTTAAAATTAAATTTGTTCCTAACGTATCAACTTCAGCACTGATAACAAATACATCATTAGTTTTATTAAATTTACTTATGTCTACTCCAAACGTTGCGTGAGATTCGGCAATACTTTTTCCAACATAGCGAGTGTGAAACACTACACCTATCTTTGCTTTTTTAGCTTTGGCATACATATCCGAATTTTTTGGAATTGCGTAAGTAATTGTATTTGGAGTAAAAGTTAAATAATCTTCGCCATCAATTTTCTTTTCAACTGCGTCATCAGTAAAAAGTAAATCGCCCTGGATTATTCCATCAATATCAAGTTGAGGAAAATATTTTAATGCTACTTTTAATTTCTCAACCAATCCTGGAGCATGACCATGATTAACTTTTATATCTTCTTCAGTGTAATTAATTTTTCCATCTTTATTAAATACTGATTTTGTGCCAACAAAAAAGAAATTAGTTACAGGATTGATACCACATATTATAGCAGGCGCACCATCCCACTTAGTAGTAATTTTAAAATTTCTTGTTTGAGTTCCACTAAATGTGTTTGTAAGAGCATCCAAAAAAGCAAACGCATCTTTTGCGCCTTGCTCTCCATCAAATAATATACTATCTTCTAAGTGTTCTAGGTGGGTGTTCTTACTCATTTTTTATAATAATCCCCATTAGTGTGTGTAGGAAATACTCCACCAGATTTACTTCTGATGTTAAATTTAAACTCATACTTCTGTGTTTCAAAAGACATGTCAATTCTTTTTCCCCTTCCAGAACTTCCACCATAATTAATTTCTACATTGTTGCCCACAAGTGTAGAAGCTTTATTCATATATTCTCTATCAATTTCATAAAATTCCATATGGGTTCCATCATAATGAACCATCCAATATCCATACCCAATACCAGAAGCACAAAGTTTTTCTAATGCTGCTTTACCATTAGCATCAAGAGTAGTATTTCTTGAATGATTACTGACTGTTGTGGAAGAAGCTTTATCACCAGTATACTTGTGAAATACATCTAGAAAATCCAAATAATCAATACCAAACATATCCAAATATTTTTTACCATCATCTGGTATGTTCATTTGTTTCAATTCATTTTGTGGAAATAATGAAAGATTTTTTCCACCACCAGAAATACCACAATTAAAAAATGATAGAGTGCTTCCAAATTTAACAGAAAGATATACGGGAGTTTTTTGTTTTCCAAAATACAAAGTAATATCTGTGAGGGTGGCACCAATATCTAAAGTGCTAACTCCCCCCGCAGAAATTTGAATACTTCCATTATTAATTACTAATGGTCTGGGACTATTTTTCCCACCCACATGTTGTGCGCCAGTTAAAGATAATTTTAATTTATTTTGTAATGTAGATATGATTGTATTAACATGTTCTGGATAATTTTTTGGTGTGTGCCCATTAGCATAAAGAACTAGATCTTCTGCCAAATCACCTTCATACTTATTACCCATATTAACTTTCTTACCACCCCTCTGTTGCCCACCAAATTCATCTGTTTTTACTAGATCATCTATTTCCAAACATATATCTCTATTCATTATTCCAGTAGATTTATTTTCTGGATCGTATATGTTACAGGTAAATTCAATATTATTTTTGCCACGTAATCCAACATTAGCTAAAGTAATAAACAAATTTTTTGCTTCATCTTCCAAAGTCTTATTTCTTTTCATGTCAACAAAGAAAAATTCTTTTGATTTTGCTTTTTTGTTTTGAACTATAGTTACTTCAAATCCATCTATACTGACAACTCCAATGTCAGTGATAAATTGATTTACTCTTCCATTTCTGTTAAGACCTTTATCGAAGAAAGTGGTAAGGCGTTTCATGTAATCGCCACCATTTCTTACTAAGTCATTTATTTTCATATAAAAAAACCTCCCCAACTATTTAGTGGGGAGGCAGTTTATTAGATATCTCCTTCTACTCGGTTCTCGGATCGCAAGACCTCAAAAGAACCTTCTGGATATCGGGCAGTGAGTTTCATCACATTAGTGAGAACCACTTCATTCAGGTCAACATCNAATCCAAGCAATGCTTGAGTGAAATACCAATACACATCNCCAAGTTCTTTAATAAGATGAGTGCGATTGTCTTCAGTCATTTCTTTACCTTGAAAGACGATCTTCTTTACAATCTCAGTGAACTCTCCTGCTTCAGCAGACATTCCTACAGCAGCAGTCATCAAACGAGCAATAGGAACATCACGCTCAGTCAATTGACGAATACGAGCAATAAANTCTTCATTTGATTTTGATGGATAGCTAGTGGTGCTATCCACAAATTCAGTATACTTAACTAGNTCAACTTGTTTCGTCATAAAATAAAACTGGTAAATTTGCTTTTAGTATCTTTGCTTTGTTTCGCTGCCATCTCTTCAAAGTCATACTCCTCTTCTTTATCAGAAGATAGATCAACAGCGTTATCCACATTATAGAGCTTCATTCGTGCTCTGTCAACCCCCACCAAGAAACGCTTATACATGGTTGGATCATTNTATCTGTTCTTCAACTGCTTCACCATTATCCTGCCATCTTTTTCCAAATCCTCTGTAGCGATGAGAGCAAACATAAAGTCAGCAGTAGCTGGCAAGCCAAAAGACTCACTGGTATCAGTGATATCGACATCGCTATTACCAAACCCAGACCGAGTAGTTTGTGTTGCAGTGACAATTGGCAGGTTGTGTTCAACCGCCAATCCTCTGAGTTCCTCAGCAATCGCCTTGACATAAGTATAAGAATTTACAATAGCGCCTTTGTAACGAGACGAGGCACAGATATTCAGATAATCAATAAAGATAATATCTGGTTTGAATACCTTCTTCAGTGACAACTCATTTAGAAGACCTTTAAAATGACCTACATGTGCTGCTGCTGTTGGGTATTCTTTGATAATAAGACGACCCCGTGTTTTTCTTTTTAACTCAGTGATGCGACTATTGAAAACAGATTCAGATAAATCAACAAGGTCTTTGATATTAACATTAAATAAGTTAGCATCAATACGCTCAGCAATCTTTTCTTCTGCCATCTCCATAGTTATGTAGAGAACATTGCGACCGAGCGATAGACAATTGGCAGCATAGTCACACATAAAAAGTGACTTACCCACACCTGTACCAGCAAGAGCAACATTCAATGTCTTGTTAGGTAGACCACCTTTAGTAATCTTATTAAAGTATTCCAAGTGGAATGGAATTTTTTCTTCTGTCAGGTGATAGAAAGCATAACGCTCTCCACTATTCTCTAGATAATCGTGACCTACATGTTCGTCGAAAGATACTGCCAGGGCCTCTTGGAGTATGGAGGGGATCGCATCTGTTGATACTTTTGGATTGCCGCCATCTGCGACTTTGATAGACTCCAAGAGGGCAAGATAGATGGCTCTATCTTTACACCATTTTTCTGTGGTGTCAAGCAACCACTTGTGTTCAACTGGGGCATCAGTAAGAGCAGCAATCGTTTTAACTGCGTTTTGATATACTTCCTCATTTAAATCTTTCCTACTTTCTAAGTTAATAATAAGCACTTCTGCTGTTGGCAGCATCTCATAGTTACTAGCAAAGTTCCAGACTTCTTCATAGATAACCTTCTCGTGGATTTCATTGAAGTAATCTGGTTTCACAAAAGGCACAACCTTTCTATAGAACGGTTCGTTACATAGAAGATTGCGTAAAATTGTGGTTTCTATTCTTTCATTCATTACTCACTACCATACAGAAATTCTTTCTTAGCACATTCATCTAAAGCTTGGAGGATTTCTGGGGTGAAATACTTGTCTGGTTCTTTGTAAATAACCGAAGGATAAACAGTACCCCCATCAAGTTTAATACGATTACCCACACGTTCAAATACTCCGTGCTTCTCACCCAACTCCAATAATCCATAATATTTGTCAAGTCCCCTTGCGTCATAATACAACCTTGTTTCAACCATAGAATTTTCTTTTGTAAAGCGTGACTTATGTGCCTTCACTTTAATGATGTTACCAATAACTTCAGTGCCGTCTTTCTCCTTCTTCTTAGAGAGGAAAAGAATAGACGATGCTGAATACTTTAGACCACTACCACCACCCATTTCTTTAGTTGGAACATAAGCACCAACAACATCATAAGTATGATTTGTAACAATCATAGGAATTTCTGCTTGACCCAGCTTGAGTGAAAGAATACGAAAGATGGATTTGATAACCTGAGCACGGGTCATGTCTCTGGTCTCCTTACCATCGGTAGCATCCTGAACCTCTTTGGTGGTAGAGAGCATCCCCAAAGAGTCTAGCACAAAAAGGAGCGGAGGTCTAGCCCCCTTCTTAAGTTTCATATACTCATCAATTACTTTGATACTTTGTGTGCGAAACTCTTGAACTGTAGTCACAGGTACAAGACCAACACGTTTAATATCAATACCACGCTCAGCAAGCATATCTTTTTCAATAGCTGATTCAGATTCAAAATATATTACTTGGGCATCTGGGTTGTTGTCAAGGAAGTTTTTGACGATTGAGATGGCAAAGAATGTTTTACCAGTGCTGCTTTCNCCAGCGAGCGCAGTAATTTTATTTGATGGGAGACCACCAAATATGCTCCCACTNATAAGAGCATTCAGAATNTAAGAACCAGTATCCACAAACGTTTTACATACGATGGAATCATCAACTACGTTTGCGTACTCATTATCTAACTCTTTAATAACAGATTGTAAAAAACTCATAATGCCTCAGCTAAAGAAACTTGTAAGTGAACCACGGCGTTCATACTGCCAGTCAATACATTCTAACACAGTTTTTAGTGGTTCAAGAAATGACTTCTCAAACTGTGTGGTGTAGTCAACATACTTCTCAAGGTTAAGTTCTTTGGGAAGTTGTTGAAAGAAAGAGATAATATTTTCACCGATTGGATTAGGAGTTTTGAGATACATGAATTTAATCTTCTCGCCCTCCTGAATTAAAGGATACTTATGTTCTAGGTTATTCTTTTTAACGTGAAAATTATATAGTAACGCACCACGAACAGCAATAGGTGTTCCCTTGCCGTAGATGTCAGCACTGCTACGATACTTCTTCAGACCATTACATCCACGAGGGAAAGCAATATTAAGATAATGCTGGTCTTTGGTATCTTCTTTAATGGTGTTGATATAGTTAATCAACTCTTCGTTGTTTCGGGTGATGATAATAGTATACGCTTCAAGCAATTTGTTTCTGAAGTAAGACGGAGTAGAAGAACGTGCTGTCTCCATACCACATACTTTCATCTT